GGGTCAGGACTTGGAGAAGGGGTAGGGTCAGGACTTGGAGCAGGATTAGGTGGAACATTAGGGTTTGGCTCTGGATTTGGGTCGGGATTAGGAATTGGGGTTTCACCATTTCCTTGGCCTTTAGCTTCATCAAGAATTTTTCTTAATTCTTCTTTAAATTCTTCAAGGTCGTATTTCTTAATGTCTGTAATTCCTGCTTTTTGAAGCATTTCAGCAGTAACTCCAAACTCTTTCATAATAGCTTCATGATTCACGTCTTTGTCCTCCTTCTTTTCAAAACTTTTTCTATATTCTTCTAATTTGTCAGAAATAATTCCAGTCAGTTCATTTGAAGTGAACATTTTTTCTGCCGTACTTTTAGGAATTGCAGGCTCATAATCGCTTCCTAAGATACAACATCCGTAAAATTGAAAATCTGTAAATACGAAATACCCTTCTTCATTAAAATGTCCATCATATTTTTCAGATAATTCCATTGACTGAAATTTGATAGTATCTCGATTCATGATGTTAATGGCTTCATCGAATTTAGTCCACATCAAACCTTCAACGGTTAAGTATTCTTCCATGCCCCCATACTCATTCATTCTCAATTCAAATTTTGCATTAGGGTTTTCGGGAATAACACCATAAGCACTGCCAAGGTATTTTTGATGTACACCATTTTTATCAACTTCCCAAACAATTCGATGGTCGCTAAAATCTTTAGCACCAACATCATTTTCTTCGATATAACCTAAGATCGGTGTCAAAGAGATAGAAGGGAGTGCTTTCATTACTGCTTCTTTTGTGAAGATTGAACCATTGTAATTTTTTCCAATGTTCAATATCCACACTTTAATTTTCATAAAACGATTATCTAATTGTTGTAATGGCTCAAATGTAACAGGAATTTTTGTGACAATTTGCTTTCTCGTTGTATTCAAATTTTCACCCCCTTCAAAAGACTTTGGGCCTATCCACGATTAGCATTGTCGCCACGATTTTGTTGTTGTTCACCTTTTGGAGATAATTGGTCTGCATTTTTAGTTGGTCTGCCACCAGTATCACCAGTGCCAGTATCACCACTAGGATTTGCACCACCACCAGTACCACCTTGTACTGCTTTTGCTTCTGCCACTGTATCTTTATTAGATTGAGTGTGTGCAGACTGTAATGGTACAAATAAATCTACTAGGCCAAGCACTGTATTTTCTAGGTAAGCCATTGCAGTAGCTTGTGAAGGCACTAAACCAAGTGCAGAACATAGCATCATTTTTACTGGTATGCCATATTGGGCACATTTCAATAATTGATCGACATAATCATCTTTACTAAAAATACTTATGTCCAAAAATTTACATCTGAATTTATAAGCACCTTTGATGACATATTTGATTTTTCGATTTATCCATCTTTCAATTTGTCTAACAACGGCAAATGTTTCTTGTTCATCTACCTTGATAGACTTTTGAAGATTGGCTTGACTTGCATTATCTCCATTGAATAGAAGGGAAGAAGTACCTACACTGGTGTAGAAATCATGTTCGGCTTCCCAAACTGTATTTCTTTCACTTGTAGTGCTTCGGAAATCTATCTTTTCTACTTCAAATGGCACTGTTAATAGTCCTATGGTTTCGGGAATAGTATCAGCAGATTTATTATGAAAAGATGTCACCATTGTGAGATCGAGTTTAAAGTCATTGTTTCTTTCACTATCCTCACGAATAGGAATTTTTTGAACAATAAACTTATAATTCTCAATTGTTTCTTTGGTTTTCTTTAGTGCTTTGTAATCTTCAATGTCAAAAATAGATGGGAAAATTCCAACAAAAGGTGGAATGTCAAAATCTAATTCTTCATTTACTTTTATACAAATAGTCTTTTGTGGGTCTAGTTCGGCCCATGCACCAATTGAACCATTTAAATATTTGTTGTATAATTTTTTGAAATCTTTTGGAAATAAATCTAGTTGTGTGGTATTCCGATCAAAGAATGCCAAGTTAAAACTAAAATTAAAAACTCCATCTTCCACACTGGAAATTGCACAATATTCATTCGGCAATTGTTGGATGAAATAAGAGTTTTTGCCTTCATGCTCATAGCCATAAAAAGTATCTCGTACCCAACATACTTGCATAATTTTTTTCATTTCATGTTTTAAATTCATCATTTCTAAATAATCAATTGTTTTTTGAAAGCTACTTAGAAAAGGCTTGTCATTAATTTTGTCGGAAGAAATACCATATGGCTCGATGATATAATCTAGTGTAGAAAGTTTGGCAAAATAGTTTACTACACGTCTATAATGTGGAGATTGATTATACAAATTCGTTGACATATCTACTAATTCTTTGGTGTACCTTCTAGGGTTAGCCAAATATGTTACCACATTGGCTTTTGTATAGGCTTTAGTGGTTTGACTATTCCTTTCATTTAAATCTCGCATAATCATATTGCTAAGTTCTGCAAAATTTAAAGTAACAGATTGTCTTGAAAATGTTTTTTCAATGTCTAATTCTTGTACTGTCATTTTCGGCCCTCCTTTAACCCACTGCTTGCACGTCTACCCATAAAAAAGTTAGAAACATCTACTACTTCATTTCTTCTAATTTGATTTTTCTTTTCAAGTAAATGAATATAAAAAAGACCATATTCAATAGCACTGAATCGGTCTTTGTTTATTCCTTTGCTTATTTGTTTCACTTTGGTTTGTGTTCCTGCAATAGAATATTCTAAATTCATTAATTCTTCTTCTAATAAATCTGTATATATAAAGGGTAGTAGTGCTTCATTCGTTTCTTCGGGGGTTTTCTTTTTTATTTTACTTCTTGCTTCATTTTCACTTATCAAAAATTTCACTTGATGATTGCTTATGGCAGTCATAAAATGATTGTGCATATCGGAGTTTCTAGTTTCTTTTGCTTGGGCCTTAATTGCGAATACCATAGGAATTGAGTTATTAGTTTTGTACTTGTTAAATCTATCGTCATTAATAACTTCAAAAGGTGGATATTCGTCTATTTCTAAAACTAAATTATCGACAACGGCAGAACCAATTCCGTTTGCATCAATAACTAGGGCAGAAGCGTTATATTTTGCTACCATCTGTTTAAGGAACAAACTTTGTTTCAAAAAATGTGTTCCTTCCATAGATATAAGATTTACTACATGTTTTTGATAGGTTTGATCGCCCCTATCTATACACTTAATAACTGCAAGGGCAGAAGAAGCATTCTGACTTCCTTCCGATCTAGCACAGTCATATGAAAGAATGTACATTGCATTTTTGTCGATTGCTTTACTTTCGGCAGTTGGCAATGTTCGGCATTTACGAAAATCATCTAAACTGATAAGTGAATTTTCGTTTGAACCACTCCATATACTTTCATATTCTCTACCGAATGAAAGGACATTAAAGTTTGAAGATTCTTTTAATTCTTGAATATAATCCAAAGAAAGTAATTCGTGCATACATGCCAGTTCATAGCTTGAACCAAGAATAAAAGATGATTTTCCATGTACCATATCTCTTAAAACTTCCATATGTCGTGAATAAGCATAGCTTTGTTTTATTCCTGCCGTAGTAACATAACAAACAGGCTTGTGAAGTTCATTGTGATCTTCTAGGCCGTTCATAGCCTTACGGTTATTTGCCATGATCGGCATAATTACACTGTTTAAAGTTTCTTCATCGAATTTTTCATGCACTAATTCCTCAATGCTTAATCCATTACGTCTTAAACCACGACTTGATTCTGATAAGGAAACACAGTCCAAAATTGCTCCATTGTGAAAAGTGATTTTGGTATAATCCTTTTCAAAACGAATTTGCTTGGCTTCATTTTTGAGTATGGGAAAAAACTCCCATATTTGCTCTAGGTTTTGTTGAGCAATTTGACTACTCATTATTTTTTGTGGACTGGTAATTGTCAGTTTAAGTCTTGGATAAAAAATACATTTCAGATAAAGTGCTAAAATTTGTAAAAACGACTTCGATGAACCCCTTGCAAAAACTAGATATGTGATTCTATATTGGAAAATAATTCTTAAAATCACTCTTTGGTAAAAGAATAAAAAGAATGTGCTATTTTTATCTTTTATAAAATCAAGAAATAGATCGGGTTTTGCTCTAAATAAAGCAAGATATTGACGCCAATCATCTTCCATTAATTTAAACGATTTTAAGCTATCATTTTTCTTAGTAGGATCATTATCTAATTTTTCTACTTCTTTAGGCTTGTACTTTAAATAATCGCTCATTT